TACTGTTAATACGGTTTTGTGGTTTACTCCGTCTCCGTACTCAACGGCTGCAACTCCTGTTGCCGCTGTTCCTGTTCCTAATGTAGTAAGTGGTAGTTGATTTGTTCCACTAGTTCCAAAAGGTTGTCTTATTGTTGCTGATTCTGGCATATCTGTAATTATTTATTCCAAGCGTTAAACATTTTGTCAAATCTTGCTTTCTCTTCGGTTTTAATCCTTTTTAATTCAATAGGATCGTTTTCACACAAGTTTTGATATTCTTCTTTTAATTTCTCGTCAGTTGTTTTTTTTGGCTCTCCTGCGTTGTTATTGATTTGATTTAAAACATTAGCAGGTTTTTTCGGCATTCCATCCACGATAGCCCTAAAAGCTTCAAGCCCTATTTTAGTGGCATTTTCAATAACACTTTCTTTGTTTTCTTCTAAAAACATGCCTATTTCTATTTGAGCATTTACATAACTCTCAATGGCTTGATTTTTAAAAGTTTTCACTTCTTCTTTTAGGTTATTGATCTCAGTGTCTTTTTCCCCTTTGGTTTTTTCCAAAGCAGAAATTTGATTTTTGGCTAATTTCAATTCACTCCTATCCTTCTGAGCTGCTTTAAGGATAGCGGTTTCGTTAGCCTCATCGGTTAAATTGAAAAATTTTGTTAAATCGCTCATTTTGTTAATTTTTGGTTTATCTATAAATTTACTTTTATCGTTACATATATTCATTATGTCAACGTATGACATATTTTTAGTTATTGCAGGTTTTGATTTACTTTTAGCTATTTCATCAATCATTCCCAGTTCTAGCATTTCGGCAGAACTTAAAAGTATATCTTCATCCATTTTTTTAGAAGCTACACTTCTCGTCATGCTTGTATTATTTGTGTATATGTCGAGTATTGAATTTTTGAATTTTACTGCATTATCCTTTCCTTTTCCGTCATCCATGTCATTTAATGAAATGCCGTTGTATGATGGATTATGAATTACGCCCAGTCCGTAATCATATGAGATTCTTTTATTTCCTGTAGTAAGAATCACATTTGCTATACTTCCTGCCATCCCTTCGTTTATAGTATGTATTTCTGCTTTACTTTCTATGTTTGCTGCTATAATAGACATACCGTTTATTATATTGCCACCTACACTATTAATTCTTTCTCGAATTAAAGTTGCCCCAATTTCGTTTAAAAACTTTATCTCTGCCGCTATTTGATCGCCATCTATCTTTTGACCAACTACGCCACTTAATAAAATGTCATAAACTCCTTCGCCTTGATTTGTAAAATACTTTAATTCCATACTAAAATTTTGTATAAAATTATTAATTTATATCCTGTTTTTCAAATGTAATCCATTGTATATTAAGTAATTATACATATGTCATTGAATTTAGACATATGTCATTACTTGTATAGCCCAAAATCAGTAATTAATATATCTGTATTTGTACTATATACAATTAATACTTTAGCGTTCATTGCGTCTAACCTGTCGCAATCTACTATATCCGTGCTGCCATCTTCGAATTTTACGCTTACATTTCCTGATGGTGATGCTGTTTTTAATTTAAATAGCCCTGCTTGTTCTAGTGTTTGATTAAACACATAGTCTACTTTGCCTGTTACTTGGTATAATATTTCCGATCCATTCTCTGCTCTTGTTGTCATGTTGTTATTGTTTAATTTATTGTTAATTTTACCGGTGCTGCATCTGTTTTATTGTTGCTTACGCCACATTCTGTACCCATTGTGGTGAAAACTATATTCCAAATTCTTACATTATCGTTTGTTGTGTCATCATTTTCTGATTTTCGTTGTAATGGCGTGAAATTATCACCCCGTAAATTTGCTAATTTCCTGTAAACCGTGTTAAATATGCTTAAATCAGTTTTCCAACTTACATTATCATTTTCAAAAGAATGTTGGGCTATTCTTACAGTTATCTCAAAATTCCCCTTCTGCTCCCTTGTTGTGTTTTGTTGATGACCCACCTGCATATTATCTTTCCATTCTATAGACGAAAAGTAGAGCCACGCTTGTGGATAATTAAGTTGCTGTTCTTGCGTTACATCGATATCCTGCGAATTATACTTAAGAACGTGTTTTAATTCTGCAATTTCTTCTAAAGCCGCTTCGATAGTCGTATATATGTCGTATTTTACATCTTCTGTCATTTTCTCATTGCTTTTTTAACCATTCTATTCAATAGTTTCATATTTTCCTTATTCAACTCTCTTGAATGTCCTATAAATTCCCTTTGCGGCATTTTTCGCCCCAACCTGTCCGTTATTCCTTCGTTATGTCTGCGAGCGTAAGGAATTCGCCTTGTTCCTAGTATTATTTTTCCTTCTTTGGCTGATATTACTTGCAGATCCCTTCTTAACGCTCCTGTATCTACTAATATCGCCCTTCCTGCGTCTCTTTTTGCCGTTGGTTTTCTTTTTCTCCAACCGCTCTTAGAGTCATTAGTTTGCCCTCCTCCTTTTCTAAAACCTTCTAAATAGTGATTTAATGAATTTTCGGCAATAACTTTTGGAGCTTCTTTCTTTAGTTGTCGAAACTTTTTACTTTTTCGCCCAAGATCAAATTTTCCCGACACTCTTTTTAGACTCATTTTTCAGGTGTTTTAAATCCAAAGTTGTTTTTTAGCATAGGTTTAAATCTCTTTTCAACCTTAAAATATGGGTGCTTGTTTTCATTAAATATATAGTCTACTTTACCTGCGTTAACGCTGAATAATTTATCATCGTTTCTTTTTACTCCCTTTAAGCTTGATTCTTTCCCTTCATGTAATCTTGTAACCGTACACCTGCAATTGAACCCATTTACGGGCATAGTAGTATCCCAAAACGAATCATTTACAGGTCTTACTATTCCATCCCATTGTGCGTGTTCGTCTCTTACTCTTTCATCTGCTGCCGTTACGTATTTAAGATAAGGTAATAGCTCTTGTTCATCTTCTATTTTAATCCATTTATCAGCACTTTGAGCCATTCCGAACGCCGTGTCTTGTTCTGTTTTTAACCAGTGCACGTTATATGTTTCATTTATTTTTTGCCCAAACTCCCTGAATTCCTTAAATGGTCTTTTTGATCCATCATTCTTAAAAATAAACATTGACATATCCTTAACCTCCTGGAATGTCTTTGCGCCTGAAAATACAGATATATTATTTTGATATGCCAATGCTTTATTTGCTTTAAAACTACCCTCTTGGAAATCGCCAACGCCGCCGCCAAAACCATTATCTACCACTCCGATTAATTCCGAGTATGTAAATTCAAATATCCTTTTTGGCAAACTAAATATTGATATTTCACCTTTCCAGATACCCCTTAATATTTTCTCTATCTCCTTGTTGGTTATTGGCATCATGTTTCGTATTGTACCGTTATCCACCCTCTATTGTATCCTGTTGAGTCGAAATTAACACTTGCAAAAAAACTGCCCGTAGGGCGTGTTAGTACTATGTTTGTGGCATCTATAGAAGATATTCCAGCTGCTACGGGGATATCAGCACCGCCGCTTTTTTTATTTATATCATAATAATTCACATCGCTATCATCTCTTATTATTACATTTACACTTCTTATATTTTTATAATTACCAATTCCATGCGCCACCGTTATGGTTGAAGTCGGCACGCTGTTCATATTCCAATCGCCTATTTCAATAACTGTAGTTGTTAGATTTGCAATTGTAGTTGGCTCTACAAATTTAGTCCCTAATCTTACCGCTGTTAAATAAGCTAAGCTTCCCGAACCTGCTGTTATGGTCGCCCTATGTTTCGCCCACGTTTGACGTGGTGTCCCATCGTTAAACGTCTTATTTCCTCCGTTGTCATAAGTTGTAACTTTTTCAAAATGCGTACCTGTTTTTGAATGTGCGTCAACTTGTAGTATCTCACCGTCTAACATAACATATCCAGCCGATATAGCCGGATTTCCAGTAACGCCTTGAATTATATAATTATCACCAAAAGCTCTAAATGAATTTATTGAAGCGTTTTTATTTGCCTTATTATTCCTATCTAAATCATCAAAATTTATAGCAGGTTCGCCGCCTGTAAAAGTTATTTTCTCGTTCATATCCTAAAATGTTACTATATTAAATGTTTTAGCCGCCTCGCTATAATTCTTAACCTGCCTTGTTACTGTGTCGGCATTAAATCCAACTACAAGAGGTATGTTGATAGTGAAATTATAAGTATCTGGTATTGATTCACCTTGTAAATAAAGGCTAAAAGGAACATCCGCCGCTTCGCCTTGTAAATACAAGCTTAGAGGCGTTGGATCTACTTCTCCTTTTAAATAAAGGTCGACATTTTGCGCCCCATTTACTATATTGTTTTCTGTTATAAATATACGCCTATCTACTATGTCGTAAGTCTTATTTAAATATTCCTCCAAGGCGATGTGTTGACCTGTATAATCAAGATATGATTTTATTGCTCTTTGGTAATCAAATAATAAATCGTTCAACTCTTGAACAGGTGCTAATATTGACCTAATGAAAGGGATTAATTTAGACTCTAATCCTGCCTTTGTCTTTCTCCAAAAACTTGGCGTTAAATTTTCACCTACATTAAACCAATATATGTCAAATATACTCATGTTGTATAGCTTATAGTTGTACTTAATGGGAAGGTTGGGTCAATCTTCATATATCCCGCCGTACTATCGTATGTTTGACCAGACGCCGCCAGTATATCCGAATATGTGCCGCCGTCTGGTTTTGCTTGTATATCCGTAGCTACTGCATTTAATACGCCAGTGGCTTCCGCAATTGCAGAAGTTAGGCTTAAAACCTTAAGTGTTCCGTTAAAATCTTCTGCTTGAAATGTCTGTAAATAATCATCTATTGCATCTTCAATAGGCTTGGTTACACCGTCACTTATCAATGTTCCTGTACTGTCCAATAGCTCAGGATCATAAGTAATATTATAATAAGCTTTCATTAAGTCAGGATCAGCAGAAATGAACACTAAAGGCGTACCTGCAAATCTTTTCGACTTCCAATAATCTTCAAAAGACGCTAATTCCCCTGCCGTTAACGGCTCGGCTATTCCGCTTGTTATTTTGGCTGCTTTAATAGTTATTAATCCTGCTGATTCGCTAGCCGCAGCCAACTCAACTACTCTTTTATCTAAATCTACAACAGGGTATACAACTGCTTTGCCGTTTAATGTAACAGTATCGCCGTCTTCGTTGATATAAGTATCCCTATATACAACTTGGTCGCCATATTGGAATAATAAACTCTCTGCTGCGTACCATCTTAAAACACCTGTTGGCAGTTCTAGCTTTCGCTCTTCCACATCTTCCTGTAAAACATCAAATAAATCCTCGATTACTTTTATGGCTACGGCACATATAAAAAATATTAAATTCCAAATAGCTACCGAGCTTGTGGAGGTAAGATCGCTCAATCCGCTTTCGGCGTTTTTTTGGTCAATCATTGATTGTTTTATTTCCGCAATTGTCCTAGCCATCTATTTTAGATTTATACATGTTACTAACTTCGCTCATGATTGAGCCTATCTTATTTTCAGGCACATTAATAATCGTTTCATCTACCTTATAGCCCGTTTTCTTGTTTACCTCCTCGGTGTCAACGCTAAATCCCGACCTACTTAAGCTTTCGATATTTTTAACATGGTCATTTATAGTTAATTGCTCCGAAAAGTCCCACTGTCCGTAAATATCCTTACCTTGACTTATTAGTCCAAGTTTTTTCATTCGTGGGAATAGTTCTTTATTTACAATTTTTGCAATTGTAAGCTTATCTGAGAATATAACGCCATCCATTACATCTTTATGGACATTTGCCGCCCCCACATGCGCTTTTTCATCTGTTGTTCCTGTTTGTGACAATATTATTTTGCTTATCGCCGCATCGCATTTGTCAATAAGCATTCCGTAAATATTATGCGGATCGCTGCCGCCCTTTTGTTCAATCAAATCAATTTCATCGTCATAGTCGCCTATTATATAATGTGCCCCTAACTGGTTTTCAAATGAGTCTATAAGATTTTGCCGTCTTTCGTTATCTGCCAAATTAGTTTTTGCACGCCTTAATGGCATTCCAAACCTATCGGCATGTTCAGACCATGAGCCGAATACGCCTTTGTAAATTACATATTTTGCACACTTGTTCAGCAATCCTAAATCAGTTTCAGAACCTACGCCGATTGTCCAATTTTTATAAAGGTCGTCATCTATACTGATAGAGTTTTCTTCTGTAAACGAATAATTGTAATTTTTTAAAATAGCATGATAATAAGGGATTAAGTTTTCCTCTGGTATTTTTTCAACCCAATCAAATTTATTATCAATAATATCACCTAGTTGTATCACTTCATATCCGTAAAATATAGCCAATTCAACAATTGTCATAAACTCACGAAACCAAGGCAATGGATAACCTTTAGGATCAAGAAATTTAGCCGTTTCCTCCTCATCAATCTCTCCATCTTTACCCATTATTGCAAACGATCCAGAAATAGCTTTATTAATTCGCGCTTGCATCGCTGAAAAAACTTGGTAATCATCAACGAATCCCTTATATCCTTGTATTAATTCTTTCCTATCCGGATTGTCGATATCTTCCGCATTTTCAACTATATCATTCCATTCTCCAATATTTGCGGAAATCCTGTCCAATGTTTCAGGGTCAATATAATGATATGTATTTGCTTTTTTAGGTAGTTTTTTTGCTATATTTTCAAACTTCTCTTTAACACCTTTGTTAACTTGTTTTTGTATGTACCTGCTTAGTATATTCATTATCTATAAGCTGTTTGGGGTGAACTGCCATAACTAAACCTTTCCGTATTCTGTTCCGACTCTCCGTCGTCATCAAGCAACACAGGCAAGTCTGGCGTTATGTTTCCTTTTTGAACTTTTTCCAACCAACTAATTGCATTTTCAGACTTAGCCTTATCTCCATTGCCGTCATATCTAATTAACCTAACAGTTGGTATTGATTTAGGTGTAATCCTTGAAAATAGGTTGTACAAACAAATATCAACTACAACGGTTTTAAGTTTCTTGTTTCTATCGTCCCCTGCCGTAAATTTTGCCGTGTCTGTTGGTAAATCCCCTGCTACTGTAGCAACGGTACATGTATAGAATGTATTATTGTCTGCTTTCAAATCCCATTTAGCGGGCGTGGTTAGCGGCGTTTCTCCTGCTGCTACTGAATCATTTGCAATATATATTTTTTCGTCAATTACTGGACTTGTACCAATATTAAAACTTACTTGATCATCTGTAGAATAGGTTAACGTTGAATCATAAGTTATTGCGCTCCAAAAAATGCGATCATTAACTTTATAAGTTGCGCTTTCACTCCATTCTTGAACAACCTTAAAAACTTGATCGTAATCGTATCTATGTCTTATGTATCCTGCTGCCTCTTCAACCGCTTCGTCAATTGAATCATTAATTAATCTATCCGTAACGTTCGTAACCTCATTAAGATAAGTTTCCTGAATCAGGCTAAAAAAATCATACTTTACTAAATATTTGCTCATTATACAAAGTATTTTTGTGTAAAATTATACATTATGTGCCTGTTTAGCAAAATATTACATTGTGACATTTGTACATAATTTGCATAAATGCTTAACATTCACTATTTTTGTTAAAAAACTATGGACGATAAAGTTGTTGAATTACTGACCCACCAAGTATCTGAAAATTTAAGCGATCAATCACTGTGCGAACAAGTCCCTATAGCCAGACAAACGCTATACAATCTAAAAAAGGAGCTAACCACGCCTAGACCGTCTACGATTGAAGTAATAACAGAATATCTTAATAAAAATGAATAACCACCAGTTAAGAAGGAAAGCTGAGCGTAAGGAGTTTAGGGATAAAATAAAGCTACATATGAAATTGAACTTTATTAAGCTTAATTCAGTATGCAGCCAGATCGGGATAACTCGGAATGAATTTTATAATTTAATGAATGGTTATCTTTGCTCTATTCCATCGAAGGGTATTATTGATTTTGAAGATTTTAAGGGTAAAGTTAGTATTGTCTTATGTCTACATAACACTCAATGCCACATTTAACCCCTATTAATCCAGTATCTTTATTATAGCTTTCAATTTCTTTATATGTCCACTTTGAGAAGCACATGTTTGTATTATCTCTTATTCCTTTCCGCAACTTGTCTTAAATCTTCTAGTGTTATTTTATTTACTTTCATACTTATCTTTGTAATATTTTTCTAATTCTTCAAAAGTTTCTAATCTTGGACGTGTAAATAATTCGTTAAACGTTTTCCATAACTCATTGTTTAAAAACTCCTGCTTATTATACCATCTGCCTGCTGTTAGCTCTATGTATATATTACCGCCCTCGCATATGTAAGCAGGAGACCCCCATTCTGGCAAAAACACAGTTTCAATTATTTTTTTTATTTCCATTATCCTATAATTTTTTAATTAAAGCTAAATCATAATACTCGCAAATCTTTTCCAGAACCCTATGGCTTACCCCTGCTTTTCCGTTTAGGAAGTTATATAGCGGCGAAGTGGGTTCATTAATTTCACGTGCCAGTTTAGCAGGTCTGTCGCCTCTGTGTTCCATTTCTTTTTTAATGGATTCTCTTATCATGTGTTGTTAATGTGTTCGTTAATCTGATATTTCATTTTTCAAAAGTGTTAATTGACGTGTGTTAACAATGCGTCATACAACATCTCACGTTGCCATAGTGAATTAACGCAAATAACTTATTTCCTCTATTCCTGAAGGGTACAATATTACCCTTTTGTTTGGAATATCTTCATCTCCTAATGTATAACCGCCCTTTACGTCAAATTGTATTTGGTCGCAATAGTAATTAATTCGCCATA